CATCAGGTGCCATGACACCACCTTGAACCGCACGAACCAATCCCTCCATTCGATCCTTGAACGCAGATCGTAACAACACACTGGTATTGAATTCCAGATATTCATCCGGCTGACCAGCCAGACCAAACACTTTACCAAACGCTTCCTCAACATGATTCAAACAGAACCCCAAAGCCCCAGCCAACCAACCCTGCATCAATGCTTCGGTTGTACCTCCAGTACCGGTCCCCATACCCAAAATCGCCAAAGGAATCCGAAACGCCAGCGCAATATTCTGCCCATTCATTTTCATGATCTGAGCCAATTGTGAATCAACTGCATTCTCAGTCGGCAAAGCTACCGGCTTCAAATTAGCAGTCAAAATCGGCGTACCGCCTGCCCCCATGCCTCGAGTCTGTTCATTCCATCGTTGTCGAATTGCTTCAACCTGATCCTTATCCAGAACCATCTCGGTTGAAAGCACAGTACTCGGTCGCGCTTGATTTAGATAAAAAGCAATCTGTTGCCGCATCATCGCATCAAGCGAAACAATATCACGCGCCGCAGCCACGACCGGGCTCTCACCCAATAACGGATTCCAATTAGATGTATTTAACCTGATATGAAGAACATCACGCGCCGGAACATAAAGTGGATAATCCAGCATTCTCTCAATAACTGAGTTACCAGAAAGCCCATAAAAAATATCACCGTTATACGCGACCTGTGCATTGCAAGATCGTGGATTCATTAAATGAATTTCATTGATTTCATACCGGCTATTGCGCAGACACAACCCATACGCATTACCTTGATCATAAAGATTTCTAACCGCATTCAACATAAAATCACTTATTGTTTGATAGTAATTAGGTCGCTTCAAAAAACGACATAGCGCCGATGTCGTGACACGCTCACGACCATTCGTCTTTGTATCCAACTTCCAATGATCTCCCGGACACATCGCAACGGTCTGTGAATATGCACTGACACACGCCTCGACCATCGCTGACGGTCCTAGGCTTTCAACATCACCGCCTAGTTGCCACCAATTCAAATTACTGCCAACTTCAGATGACAACCAGCCGCCCGAAACCGGAAGATGCCAAGGACCGGGAATAACAGCACCATCCGTCTTGGTCACAAGACTTCGTCCAGCCGGAACGCGGATACGAGGCTTTGGTGGTTGAAGTACAAAATCAGTCACAGTCGGAATCCTTGAGCATTAACAGCATTATTCAAATTACCAGCGCCCAAAGACGGACAAGAAACGACAATAGCTGTATTAGGTGCAGTCGCCGGAATAGCAACAGCAAAATTAATATTCATAGGTTGATTGGGTAAACCAGCACCAGCAACAACAACAAGAGGAAATGTCAATGTACCACCAACAAGACCAGTAATCGTAACTAATACTGTTGAAGTACCGGTTGCACCAGTCCCGTTAACTTGAAATCCAGAAAGATAAGTTGTCTTATCAGCAACACCGGACAAAGTAGCCGCAGCCACTGCAGCTGCAACGTTACCGGAAGAAGCGACTAATGGAGCGGCTCCAATAATTTCCATTTTTATTTACCCCTTCAATGCCTCATTCAAACGCGCAAAAGGCGTCAACCAATCATCTTCTTTATCTTGATGATAAATCTTGATTGTTGGATACCAGACTTCACTGTGCCACCAGCGCCAATCCATCATGAACGGCAACAATAAATGAGTAGATGGATGCCCCATCGCCCCAGCAAGGTGAGCTACGGCAGTGTCTACTGTTACAATGTGATCCAACTGCTCAATCATTTTTATCGTATCTATAAAATCTTGCGCCTTCAAAGGTACTACACCATGATGTGGTGAAAATGTCGTTAATTGTAAACTATAAAGTTCAAATCTATCCCTATTCAACATCGATAAAAAAGATTCCAGAGAAAACATCGTTTGAGTCCGGCCAGACCAAGATATGCCAACCTTATTCCAATCTCGTTGTTTCCAGTTAGCAAAAATATACGGCTCTCTCGGAATATTATCCAACGTCTGATTCAACGCAGACATCACACCGAATAACGGCAACCTGAAATCGTACTCACCAAGATTATCAGGAAGTTTTTCAATAACCTCAATATCAAACTGTTTTGCCAGCTTAACCAACGGTGATGAAATAATCAGCGTTATATATTCAGCACGACATTTCAATTCAGAAAGGTAACGCAATGCCATGATCGCGTCACCAAAACCCAACTCATGATAAACCAACAACCGCTGATCGCTGATATCCTCACCATGCCACATCGGCAATTGATTTTTCAATCGATCGATATCATCCCCAACAGGACCAAACCCACGCCAATCAAATAAGCGCCAGCCCCAATCATGTTCGGTAAAACCGTTTGCATAATCTCCAATCGATAACAACGCAGTAGCTTTATTCCAATGTGCATAAGGATCACTCGGAGAAAGATTTAAAGCACTATCGAACTCTATAATTGCTCTTCGAAATTCATTTTTCCGTAAAAATGCAACCCCATTATCAAGATGCTTAGCAGCGACATAATCAGTGCTAAAAGATGTCATCATTTTACTTTTTCCAGCAACCATCTTTCATCAATATTTTTGTGACCATTAACACAAATCATATTAATCGAATCACAATTTCCAAATATATTATCAATGTAATTTCGAAAATTATCTTCGCTATACAATTTAGGACGGTGCCAATAACACTGATAACCATGTTCAACAAGCCAGCCAACTAACGCCTCCGATTTTGTCGGACGGTTATTCTCGACATAAAGCAACGGCCAATCACACTGAATGAGTTTTTCCGAACCTATCAAAGTATCTAATTCCGACCCTTCACAATCCATTTTTATAAAGCTAATCTTTTCCTTAATAGAAAAACCATCAAGTGAACGTTGCTCTACGGTATAACTACCTGAACCTACTTCAGCCCCAACATAATCACCCTTAGCTTCATCAATCTCCTCAAGAGATGGAATATTGACAACACCATCCTTCGCTCCGATGGCATAAGGAAAAGCATCCACATTATGGATGCCATTACAGCTCAAATTTTGACTCAACAATTCGTAAGTTTGCGGCTGTGGTTCGAAAGCATAAACTTTCTTGCATCGTCTTGATAACGGTATTGTCAATGACCCAATGTTAGCTCCAACCTCAATCACAACATCTGATGGCTTTAAAATAACATCATACATCTTAACTTCATCTTCAGACCATTCACCGTATATTCTAAGCGATGCACCCATCAATCGATCTTCAGAATGATAGGTAAAGACGCCGTGGCGACACTGAACTGTTCTTGTCGCAATCGACATAGTAATTTTAATCCTACCTATCATCTTTCTTGGATACACGTGTCTTGTAAGAACCATCATGATGAACTTCTGGTTCAGCAACTTTCTTGACTTCTACCGGCTTCTCTTCAACCTTTTTGTCAACTTTCTTTACTTCAACTGGATGAACATGCTGCTCTGGCGATCCATCCGGTTCTTTATCATCCACAGGTTCTCCAGCCAAAGCTTTCTGAACTTCTTCAATCGTTGGCGTTGGCCGACACTTGGCTTGCGCATCCATCACTTCTTTATTTCTCTTGTTGTGATCAGCCAGTCTTTCTTTTTCCAGTTGCTCAGGTGTTTTATCAGACATCTTGTTTTCCTTTTTAAAAAAGAGAAACCGCGCAGCATTTGCGCTGCGCAGTATTAACCTTATCCCTACCAAACCATCGTATCGCACCAAGCGACAGAACCAGTACGACGCATCGCCCAATTCATATCAATGATCATACGAATCGCCAGAGAATCCGTCTGCCACAAACTGCGTACAGGCGCTGCAACTGTGGGAGGTGTACCGGCTGTACCAATTGCCAGAGGTGTGGTGTCCTCCATATGCAAAACGGCCTGATCACTGACACTGAAGTTTGGCGTATCTCCCGTTGCCGTAATGAAGTCAGCCGCATCCACAAAGAGCATACCACGCGCAGCCAATGTCGTGCTCTGGATAATCGGATAACCAAGCAACGTCCCGCGTGAAATTTCCTCGCGGAACGGTGTTTCGCCAACCGTCGTCTGCAACAGGGTAGCCGCCAGAACATCACCGGGATTCATGATCCAGACCGGAGCACGCAGATTACCTTTGGTATTGGTAATCAGCGCACTTGCCAACGTCTTGATATCAAGGATGAAACCCTGAATAGTGGCACCACCCATCACAGCCGACTTGGTAACGCCATTCTTCAGACCGGCTGGACGAATCACAGACGCCGCTGTTGCATCAAGCAGAACTGTATCAATCGCAACACCAGTATCTTCCTGCATCGCCTGTCGCAAAATCGCTTCGATCGCAGGCGTGGAATGTTCTGTGATTTCACGAGTCATTGTGGTGATGACCCCCATCTTCTTGGGAGTCAGCGTAATCGGCGTGAATGCACCCTGTCGAACCGGGATAGGTGCACCTTGCGCAATAAACGCACCAGCAACCGTGGTTGCTGTATTACGTGCTGGCAATGAAATCACGCCATTACGACCAAAAGTGAAAGAGCCACCCTTGGCAGCCAAACCGGGATAAATTGACACCGGCAACAGTGACGCGATGAAATCACCAATAACCGTCTGCACCAGCGTATCAGCCCAGCCGCTCGTTGTCGTATCAGCCGGAATCGAAGCCGCCTTGGTAATGAACTTAGCCATCACATTACGAATGACTTCATTCTCACCATAGGTATCCTTCAAGACTTCAAGAATCGGGCGGGAACGCTTCTCGCCATAAGACTTGAGATCCACCGCAATCGCCTTGTAGATATAATCAGCTGGCCTGATTTTTTCGACAGGCATGGCAAACGGGCGATTACGAAGCTGTGTTAGCTGTTGTACGTCACGATCATTCCCCCTGTCTTCATTATGAAGCGCAGGAAGACGTTCATCACTCGAACGCTCCATAATCTGCTTTTCAGCCCGTTGAAGCGCAGCAAGAGCTTTTTCCTGCGCGTCAATCTTGGTTGTCAATTCATCCGTTGTTGCAGTCGCAGCCTCATCCGGATTCTCATCATCAAGAGTCTCAAGATGCTTATCTAGCTGATCCTTAAGATTAACAATACGTTTTTGCGCATCTTCAATGCGCTTTGCAAGAGGACCACTCATAATTATAATCCTGATATTTCAGAATGATTTTCGGCATACTCGCCATGAATAGACCGCTTTAATCTTTTGATTTTATGACCTTAAAATGCCGTGCTTGGCGGATCACATCAAAAGTTTCTAGCGGGAACCTTGTGCCCCATCCAAAGAGTCGTTCTGACTTCCTCGATCGGTATTTCCTTCCCATTCCAAGTAACACCACGATTCAAAATATTCTCATTGCCGTGCTTGGCGAAAACCATCTTCATCATGGTATCTGAAATTTTTAATGACTTCGCTGTCATCACAGCATTAGGATTCGCCGGGACAGCCACCAACGAACACTCAACCAATTCTGATTTCAAATATCGTATTCCACCAGAATTAGAAATATCTTGATACTCAATCGGTCGGAATCCAACACTTACTGCTTTCAAAATTCCAGCTTCGATTAATTTCCTAAGTTCATCAATACGCGGCGACGTGCCCTCTGGAGCCATCTTTAAATGACCCTTCAACGCCTTATCTCGCACACCTATTTTTTCCCATTGGCCAATCGGGAAATAAGAATCATGAGAAAACAAAGCAATCGGATTCTTGGAGAAATTTTTTAGATCCCAACCGTTCACATCAATTGTATCATCATAACGATCAACGCTCGCATCTGACATCACAAATTCAAAATTCTTTGAATTCTCTGACGTAAAAACTTTATGAACTAGGTCTACCATTTTAATACCCACCTTCCTCATTCCAAACCATTTGACATACCTCAATTGCTTCATCTTCATCCAATGTCGCCACATCTTCCATCATGGCACCAACACATTCTTCCATAAATTCCTGATAGGAATCACCACCATTCATCTTCTTGCCAAGTTTTTCCTTGGCCTTGCGATGAATGCGCCGACGTTCGATCCATGGATACCTATTTGTGCTCGGCATTATTTTTTCAATTTTGAAGGAGGAAAAGTCGTCATTGGAATTTCACTGGTCTGTGGAATAAAATTTCCAGATATCCAACATCCCTGATGAACCTCTTCAGCAAAAGCAATCGCACTCAAATGACTATTCACATGATTCATGAAATCGGCCACCTGCGAATAAGCAACATGATTTCTGGCTACTTCAGCCAGCTGCCGCGCCAGATCCCGCACAGGACTTTCTTTCATTTTTTCATTCTCTACTTTTATCTCCTTGCTGGCCAGCCTCGCCAAATTTGCCATCGCTTCAGCCAGCTCCGCCATTAATTCCAAGTCTCTCTTCTTGTCACCCGTCACAAAACTTTCTTTCACTTTTTATTTGCCTTTAATTCCTCGGCCAGCTTCGCCATCGCTTCCAAATCTTCCTTGGAATACTTTTTGTCAGAAGCTCCGACAGGCGGTGTATCGCCAACAAAATCATCTTCTGTCAATGTGCCGTTCAACGTCTCAATTTTTACTGTTGGCGGTTTGGATGTCATTTTGAACCTGCAATTCTAACTGGCTTCGCGCCGTTATTGTCGTACAAAGCCCAATTTCTGAGATGCGGTATTAAACTATCAAACGTCGATTCACTGGTTCTGTTATTGAAAGAAGCCTCTGGTGGCAAATAACGACCAAGACCATTCTTATCGCTCATGAATCGATCAGCCGATCGAAGCGCTGACGTAGCCGGTGTGGTGTGGACGAAATAACCATCCACATCATAACCGGCTGCCTTATAATTAAGAACACGATCCAGCGCCGGTTGCTTACTCTTCAACGTCGCGTCATAAATGATATTCAAACCCATATGCCGCGCCACTTTTTCGGCTTGCAATGCAATATCCTGCGCTTCAGAATTATAAATACCAGCATGCCTACCCTTATAGCCGGGCAACTTGACCTGAATATCATCTGCTGAAAGATAGAAAGAAGTCTTTAGTTTTTCACTCAACTCTTTTTCAAGTGACGTCGTCTTGCCAGCCGCTGGCCGCCCACCAGACAATGTCAGCACCGGCTTCTCACCAGCCTTTGGTACTGCCGCTGCAATCTTTTCCGGTGTAAACATCTGACGAAGAATAGCGCTATGCGCAGAAGCACGTCCTTGAACATACTTGCCATCAGGCCCAGTGTATTTGATACTGGTTATCTCCATACCATTCATTTCTTCTTCGGCTTTTTTAGCCTCAGCCTTGAACTCTGGAGATAACCGACTCTTCACATCATCGATCGTAATATCATCATCATGATGCTTCGCTAGGAGATCAGCCGCTGGCGACTTGGAATCACTGTCTACTTCGGTCGCGCCCCAACGATCACGTACCCTTTGCCAGACTCCTTGACTTCCTTGAACCGTGGATTCTGCAATAACAGATTCATAGCCTGCTCTCGCGCTGTCCCTTTGCTCACGATCGGTGCCGTCTTCCTTGGTTGTGCCAATGAATTCTGCTTGACCCGTTCGTACTTCGACTGTTGCGTCATAGCGTCCAGATCCCTTTTCAACCGCACCGGCCATGGAGCCATCTAGGTCAGCCACCAGAACCGTAGCACCACCCTTGTTCGGCACCAACGTATGAAAGCCGATTCCATCTTGTATCAGGCTTTTATGTATGTCAGCAAGGTCGCCGGCCTCAAAGCTATAAAGAACTGCATCTCCAGCACCTTGCTGAAAAACCAACACCGATTTCTGATCGGCTAGGTACCCCTTCATCGCCGCCCCGACGCGGAGATTGTCCCACTTGGAAGTCGGGACAATCGAAGCCACCGAATTCTCCGCGCCGTCCGCCCAAGCTCCAATAATATCGTGATGGGTGGCGACGATTCCCAATTCCTTATCAATGAATTCAGAAGCGTCTTTCAACGCCTTCTGTTGATCACCGTTGATCGCACTGACAGCCTGAGAAAAATTGAGATGACTGGCTACATTTGGAGATACAAACTCAACACCAGCGCTGCCGCTGTCACTATCCCCACCGCCACCGCCACCAAAAGTAAACTTTCCATCTTCATCACGTGGGTGCTCTGATTCATCCCAATCTCGAACTTCTTTAAAAACATCTAAAACAGTTTCTTCAACAGCATAAATTGCTTCCAGAAAAACCGTAACCTTACCAACACGGTCTATCGACGCTTTGCATAAAGCTGGCCTTCCATTGCGGCCAACCCACTCCAGTTTATTCGAAAAAACAATCCTGCTTGAATCAATACCAAGTCGCTTGGCTTCAATCAGCGCCTCTGCTTTGACTGACATCATCATGATAAAAACAAAAGCAAGAAACCACACAGCATCAACCAAGAAGTATTACCGGTATAAAGAGCCATACCTAAACCAAATGGTATTGCTGCAGCCATCAAAACAATGATTATATTAATCACCCATGTACTTAATTGATCTTTTGTCATGGCGGGCCAGCACGTAATGAACCATCCTGTATTGTCAACGCATCTGTTTCTGATCGTACTTCATGAACCGTATAGGGATCTTCACCGGGACCGTGCATGGGGACAAACGGCCTGACTTCATCTGGACCAAAACGAAGACTCTCACCTATTTCGTGATTCATCGTG